TTATTTAATCTAACTAAACTTTATGAACAAATAGATTATAACGAAGACTTAAGAAATACAAATGTAGTAACACAAGGTAGTTTTCATTGGGAAAATGGTATTAAAGATACTAGGGTTATGTTTGCACCTAATAAAAATGGAAGATTTTTTATATCATGGATCCCGCCTGTACAATTACAAAATAAATATTTAATTAAAAATGGTATCAGATATCCAGGTAATGATCACACTGGCGCTTTTGGCTGTGACTCTTACGATATTTCCGGAACAGTAGATGGTAGAGGTTCCAATGGATCGCTTCATGGTTTAACTAAATTTTCAATGGAAGATGTTCCTCCTAATACTTTTTTCTTAGAATATATAGCAAGACCTCAAACAGCTGAGATGTTTTTTGAAGATGTTTTAATGGCTTTAGTTTTTTATGGTATGCCAATGTTAGCAGAAAATAATAAACCAAGGTTACTATATTACCTAAAAAGACGAGGATACAGGGGATATTCTATAAATAGGCCAGATAAAGTTTATAATAAATTATCTGTTACAGAAAGAGAAATAGGAGGAATTCCAAATTCAAGTGAAGACATTAAACAAGCACACGCTGCTGCTATTGAAGATTATATTGAAAATTTTATTGGTATAACTAATGAAGGATATGGAGATATGTATTTTCAAAGAACTTTAGAAGACTGGGCTAGATTTAATATAAATAATAGAACTCAGCATGATGCTTCAATTAGTTCTGGTTTAGCTATAATGGCTTGTAATAAAAATAGATATACACCTCATGCAAAAAGAACTATATCAAAACTTCCTTTAGGTTTTAAGAAATACAATAATGAAGGGGTAAATTCAAAAATAATGAAAATCAATGGTTAACATTAACTACAATAGCAGCTTTCCAGATCAGGTAGTACCTGAAGAAGAGAAAAGTTCTTTCGAATATGGTTTAGCAGTAGCTCAAGCTATTGAACACGAATGGTTTAGAAATAGTAGCGGTCAAAATAGATTTCTTGATAATTTTCAAAATTTTAATAGATTAAAATTATATGCTAGAGGTGAACAACCAGTACAAAAATATAAAGATGAATTAGCAATAAATGGGGATTTATCTTATCTTAATTTAGACTGGAAACCAATTCCTGTTTTATCTAAATTTGTAGATATAGTTGTTAATGGTATGACTGAAAGAGGTTATGAAATAAAAGCTTTTTCAATTGATCCTTTTGGTATGAAAGAAAGAACTGATTATGCGGCTGCAGTTTTAAGAGATATTCAAAATAAAACTGAAATTGATGAATTAACGCAATTAACAGGTAGAAATTACTATGCTTCTTCTGATCCAACAAATTTACCTGAAGATCCAGAAGAATTGGATTTATATATGCAACTTCGTTATAAGCCAAGTATTGAAATAGCTGAAGAAGAAATAATAGAAAAAGTATTAAATTATAATAAATTTGATCAAATAAAAAAAGAAATTGCCTATGATTTAACTGTTTTAGGTATTGGAGCTTGCAAAACTAATTTTAATTTATCCGAAGGCATAACCACAGAGTATGTAGATCCAGCAAATTTAGTTTGGTCTTATACCGATGATCCTAATTTTGAAGACTTATATTATGTTGGTGAAGTAAAAAATTTATCTTTACCAGAAGTTAAAAGACAATTTCCTAATTTAACTAATTCTGAATTAGAACAAATTCAAAAATACCCTGGAAGAAACTCTTATCAAACTAGTAATTATAGGCAAAGTCAACAAGACCAAGTGCAAGTACTATTTTTTGAATATAAAACATATCATGATCAAGTATTTAAAATAAAAGAAACAGAGCATGGTTTAGAAAAAACATTACAAAAACCAGATTTCTGGAAACCACCTAAGAGTGATAATTTTAAAAGAGTTTCTAGGTCTATAGAAGTTTTATATACTGGTGCTAAGGTTTTAGGATTAGGTGACACTATGCTTGAATGGAAATTAGCAGAAAATATGACAAGACCTTTAGCTGATACTACTAAGGTTAATATGAATTACGTAATATCTGCACCAAGAATGTATCAAGGTCGTATAGAATCAATAGTAAGTAAAACAATTAGTTTTGCTGACATGATACAAATAACACATTTAAAATTACAACAAGTTCTAGCTCGAATAGTTCCAGACGGGGTTTATGTAGATGTTGATGGTTTAGCCGAGGTTGATCTTGGTAATGGAACAAACTATAATCCATCGGAAGCATTAAACATGTATTTTCAAACTGGTAGTATTGTAGGTAGATCTTTAACTCAAGACGGAGATCCTAACAGAGGTAAAATACCCATACAAGAATTACAAAGTTCTAATGGTATGTCTAAAGTTCAAGGAATGATACAAACTTATCAGTATTATCTTCAAATGATTAGAGACGTGACAGGATTAAATGAAGCTAGAGATGGTAGTATGCCAGATAAAGATTCTTTACTAGGTTTACAAAAATTAGCTGCAGCAAATTCAAATGTAGCAACAAGACACGTTTTACAATCACTTATGTATATGACTGTTAGAACTTGTGAAAACATTAGTTTAAGGGTTTCAGATATGTTAAATTTTCCATTAACTAAAGATGCTATGGTTAAGAGTATTAATACTTTTAATACTGCTACGCTAGTGGAAATAAAAAAACTTCATTTACACGACTTTGGAATATTTTTAGAATTAGAGCCGGATGAAGAAGAAAAAGCTCAATTAGAAAAAAGTATACAAGTAGCTTTACAGGCTGGTAATATTGGATTAGAAGATGCTATTGATCTTAGAAATGTATCTAATATAAAACTTGCTAATCAAGTATTAAAACAAAAACAAAGACAAAAAAAAGAAGCAGATAGAGCAGCTCAATTAGAAAATATAAAAGCTCAAGGTGAGGCAAATCAAAAAGCATCTGAAGCAGCTGCACTAGCAGAAGTTCAAAAAGAACAAGCAGTAGCTCAAACAAAAATACAAATTGAGCAAGCTAAAATTCAGTTTGAAATACAAAGAATGGAGCAAGAAGCAATTATTAAAAAACAATTAATGGCTGAAGAGTTTCAATATCAATTGCAATTAGCGCAAGCAGAACAAGAACGTCAAACAAATAGAGAGGCGGAAATAGAAGATCGTAAAGATAAAAGAACAAAAATACAAGCAACTCAACAAAGTGAGATGATCTCTCAAAGACAAAACGACACTTTACCTACAAACTTTGAATCAGAAAATGATTCATTAGGTGGATTTGGATTAGAACAATTCGGATCATAGTTTATTATTAATTTTATATTATCATATTATGTCAAAAAAAGAAGAAGTAAAAGAAGCAATACCTGCTAAACAAGAAGGTGATTTTAAAATAAAGTCAGCAAAAAAAATGAAAGATCTTAGTGAACCTCAAGGTCAAGAAACACATAAAGTAGTTTTAAATAAAAAAGACGAAGAAAAATATGCCATTCAAAAACAAGAAGCAAATGCAGGCAATGTGCATGTCAAAAAACAAGAAGACAAAGGCAGTGTGCAAGAAGTGGTTGAAGAAATACGGGCCACCAATGAAGATGCTGTTGAAAAGCAAGAGGTAGATTCGCCTATACAAGAAATAACTGATGAAACAGATAACACTAACAAGGATGGAGTGGCAGGAAGCGATGAAACTACCACTACCTTATCAGAACAAAAAGAAATATTACCGGAAGCTCAAACACAAAAGCTCCCTGAAAATATAGAAAAACTAGTTAAATTCATGGAAGAAACAGGTGGGAACGTGACAGATTATGCACGTTTAAATGCTGACTATAGTAAAGTAGATAGCGAAACACTTTTACATGAATATTACAAAGCAGCTAAACCACATCTTAATGGAGAAGAAAGAGGATTTATAATAGAAGACTCTTTTTCATTTGATGAGGAATTAGATGAAGCAAGGGAAGTTCGAAAGAAAAAACTTGCGTATAAAGAAGAGGTTGCAACAGCCAAGAACTTTTTAGAAAATCTTAAGCAAAAATACTACGACGAAATCAAGTTGAGGCCCGGCGTAACTAAAGATCAAAAAATAGCAAATGACTTTTACAACAACTACAATGAAGAACAAAAAGTAAATAAAGAAAAACACGACAGGTTCATTACTAAATCTAAAGAACTTTTAAACAATGATTTCAAAGGTTTTGATTTTAATGTAGGAGATAAAAAATTTAGATATAATATTAAAGACCCTGTTAATGTTGCCGATAGTCAAAGTAATATTTCAAATTTTATAGGAAAGTTTCTTAATAAAAAAGGCGAAGTAATTAAACACAAAGAATATCATAAAGCTTTATATACGGCACAGAATGCTGATACTTTAGCCCAGCATTTTTATGAACAAGGTAAAACTGATGCAATTAAAAATCAGCTAGCTAGTTCTAAAAATATAAGTACTCAACCTCGCAAAACTGTTGATGGTAATGTATTTGTTAATGGATTAAAAGTAAAAGCAATTAGTGGCCTTGATTCTTCAAAACTTAAAATTAAAAGAAAAACATTTAACTAAAAAAACAATAAATTATGTCGATTTTTCCACAATTTGGCTCAATAGTTCCTGCTCCTAACCAGCAACTACTAGCCAGTAACTACCTTCAATTTAATCAAGGTGGTGCTAATGCAAATGATTTTGCACAGCAATATTTACCAGAAGTATATGAACAAGAAGTAGAGCGTTATGGAAACAGAACGTTATCAGGATTCTTACGTATGGTAGGAGCAGAAATGCCTATGACTTCAGATCAAGTAATATGGTCAGAACAAAACAGATTACACATAGCATATGATGGTTGTGTAAGTAATCAAGTTAACGCTATTACTATTCCTGTGCCAACAGCACCGGGCGTAACAAGAAACGTTATAAGTCCAGGTCAAACTATAGTAATTTTAGATGACGCTGGTAACGAAGCTAAGGCTGTTGTTACTGCTTCAAACACTGCAACTGGTGTTTTAGCTGTTGCTCCATATTTAACAACTACTTTAGCCGCTTTAACTGCTACAGTTAAAATATTTGTATATGGTTCTGAATTTGTTAAAGGTGCAGGTACTGCAAACGCAGGCGCTGGAGCTTTAGTTCAGAATAATGCTTTACAGCCTCAAGTTACTATTAACCCAGCATTCACACAATTTTCTAACTCACCAGTTATTATTAGAAACGTTTACACAATAAACGGATCTGATATGGCACAAATCGGTTGGGTTGAAGTTGCTACTGAAGACGGTACTACTGGTTACTTATGGTATTTAAAAGCTGAATCTGAAACAAGATTACGTTTTGAAGACTATCTAGAAATGGTATGTGTTGAAGGTGAATTAGCAACTGCTGCTCTTGGTGCTGGTTCTGCTGTAAATGCAGGATTTAAAGGTACTCAAGGTTTATTCTCTGCAATTAGCACTAGGGGTAACGTTGAAGT